CCCCAGTTAATTCCGTGTTCGTAGTCAACTTTGTTTGGTACTTCCAACTTAACAGCATTCTCCATGATCTCAATTATCTTTTTAGCTTGAGTTTCATTTTCTATTGATATGTCAAGTTCATCATGTATCTGAATATGGGGTATTATACCTTCATTATGTAGGTCTAGCATAGCTTTTTTAGTCATGTCCGCTGCGGATCCCTGGATAAGTTTATTTAAAGCTTTATATGTATAAGCTCTTTTAATCCCCGGTCCATGTTCCTGGAGTGCATCTTCATGTGTCATTGCTTTATGCATACCGAATTGATTAGGTTCCCATAGATGGAATCTACATAACCTGCCAAGTAAAGTTCTAATCTGTCCCCGGTCCTGGGCTCTGTTAGAAGCCTTCTCCATCAACTGTTTAACGAACGGTACTTTTGCGTGATAAGTATTAAACAGTTCATTAGCTTTTTCTTTAGATACACCTAACTCTGCTTGCAGTTTAGTTTTTCCCATACCATAAAATAAACCTAAGTTAATCGTCTTAGCTTGTGTTCTCTTAATCTCAGCCATGTCGGCAACGGTTTGATGGAAATCTGAATTAGGATCATCGTTGTAAGCATCGACAACATCGTACACTGAAGGTAGTTTATATAAAGCTGCATAGTGAACAACCAATCTTGGTTCTTGTTGTGAGTAATCGAAACAACCCCATGTGTGATTTTCTTCTGGAAGAAATAATGATCTAATCTTTGGTCCAAGATCTTTATTCCTTGCTGGAATCTGTTGTAGGTTAGGATTCTGATAAGAGAATCTTCCAGTCACAGTTCCACCACCAGCATTTCTTAATTGATTTATCTCTGCATGAATCCTACCTTTATGTTCGTAACGTAAAATAGAATCAATAAAAGTTGTGTGTGCTTTATTAACTTCTCTAGCTTTTGCAATTAAATTTACTACAGGATGTTCATGTTCTTGTAGAAAATTCTTAGTAAAGCTAGGAGCATCAGTCTTTTCTGTTCTATCAAAAGGTATCTTTAAATTCTCAAAGACTTGTGCTATACTTCTTGCGGCCCAAATCTGTGGTCTAATATTCGTTTCCTTTTCTATTGCAGTTAGTATATCCTGTTCCTCTTTTATTAGAGTCTTTTTAAGTTTTTGCGCACCTTCTACATCAACTCTTACACCTTTAAATCTCATATCAACTAGACATGGAAATAAATCTGTCTCTAAATCAAAAATAGATTGTGTATCTTGTGATGTAATTTCTTTTTTCATCTCCTGCCATAAACCAAACGTAGCTTCTGCATCACGTTCAGCATAAGCACCAACATTTAATGATGGTAGTTTATACATCTCAGATTTTGGATCTATACCCCATTCAGCTGCGGCTTCACTTAGTCCAGCTTCACTTTTACCATAACCATTATACTTCCATGATAAACTATTAAGATCATATCTAAATCTATTTTCATCAGTCACAGCTGCGGCTATCATTGTATCAACGATTCTACCTTGAATCTTTAGTCCCAGTGCCCTGATCCAACATACATCGTACATTGCATTGTGAAATATTTTAGTAGAGGGTGAGTTTAAAAGATCTTGAAACCATTTTAAAACCATCTTTCGATCCATGTTGCCACCACCGTGGTGAGCTATAGGAAAGTAACCTTTATAGTTTGATGTAGCTACAGCGATCCCGATAACTTCTCCGTTACCAATGATTGCTCCCGAACCTTTTTTAATTAAGTCTGGATCTCTTGTCTCTAAGTCAATTGCAATTTCATCAACCTTGGTTAAGTCTGGTAGCTCTGTAGGTATAACCCATTCTGTCTGGGCCTTGAATATAGGTATTTTCATAATGTTAAATAACAAAGAATTAATAATATTGTAAACAGACCCATGTAGGCCGGTATATGATTATTTGGTTCCATAGTCCCTTTCAATTATCATTTCTATAAAATGTACTGCTTTCTCTAAGTCCTGTTTCTTTCCTTTATCTCTATGTCTTATTATATACTTTATAGCACATCCTTCTGGATATAGCAATTCGTTCTCAACTACAAACTTGCTTGGCTGTATTTTATATTTTCGATAGTGTGATCCACCAATTTGTTTATCATATGCTTTAGATGTCATAACCGTTTGCCTCCTTTTTAGCTGTCATTATATATAAGTTTTGTTTTGTACGAGTAACCCCGACATACCAAACTCTTTGTTCTTCATCGTACTTGTCTAGACTCTTGTCTATCGCTTCTCTTATCTTTTTAGTATTATCTAAAATAATTAAAACATTGTTTGCTTCACCACCTTTAGCTGCATGGATTGTAGATAGTCTAACTCTTGGGTCATCTTTTAATTTCTCTTCATTACGCATCATTTCTCTAATGTATAAACATTCTTCTGGGTCAGCTTTAAATACTTCGTACCAATAATCTGTAAAACTAAAACCAAACTCTTTTAAATCATACATACGTTCTTCTTTTAATTCTGTATCAATTTCTAAAAATTCTAAAACATCTTTACATTCTGATAAAGAAAGTAAATCACCATTGGTCCAACGTGTATAATTTTGTATTGATTTATAAAGTCTAGTTTTGTAACTTTTTCTATTTTTTAATTCAAAATAAATACCCATTTCTCTTAACTGTGGTACTAGATTTTTAATTCTATAATTAGTTCTGCCAAGTATCAACCAATCACCAAAATGTAATGGTATATCTTCTATTGCAGATACATATTGTACTATAGGAAGTAAGACATCTTCTCTCGGTTTCCAGTTTTTTTTAACTCTTCTATGATCTGGTATTCTATTTAAAATATTATTAGCTATTGCCTGCACCGCTCCCGGTACCCTGTATGATTGTGGCAGAACTATGTCTTTTGCAGGCTCACTTTGAAACCTTGTAACATCTGCACCGGCCCATCCATAAATTGCTTGATCATCATCACCGGCTAAGATAATATGTTTAGAGTTTTTCTTTAATATATCATACATTTTCCACTGTATTGGCGATAAATCCTGTGCTTCATCAATGAATACTACGTCATATTTCGGACACAATTTAGCCACATTAAATCTTTCAATCATATCTGTGTAATCTACCAGGCCGTAGGCTTCTTTATAGTTGTCTACTTCATCTTTTAAAATACCTAATAAATGCTTATCAATGTCCTCTGAATACATATCAGTATTATATTCTTCTTCGATGGTTAAACCTTTGATTCTAGCTGCATTAATTATATTAAAGTATTCACTATCGGAGTTTACAAAACCTGTGTTCTCTTCTCCACTTGAATAAACAGTAACTTCTATCCCTAGTTTTTTCCCGATATCTTCATAATGTTCATCTTGCATTACATTACTTTTCTTTAAACCAAGTTGAGTAAATGCAAATGAATGTAGAGTTCTAAAATATTTTAAATCTTTTTGAGAGTATTTTGGAAAAGCTTTTAACATTCTGTCAATAGACTCTTCTGCTGCCTTTGTTGTAAAAGCAAAGTAACCTATCTTATCTATTGGTGTACCAAACTTAACTAAAGTTTTTACATAGTTAATTAATCTAGTTGTTTTCCCTGTTCCCGGAGGCCCGTATATTTTTCTAGTACTCATTAATTTGATTTCTTTTCATAATCTTTATATTCATCTATTAGTGCTTGTGAAGGGTGATACACTTCAACATGACAATGACAATTAGGACAAGATAGATTGCTCACCATATCATACTCCTCATTATCTTCCGTATCGTGATCGCCTCCCCATATTAACTCAACTTGACAGTGCCAACAGTTCATTACATTATCTCCGTGTTATGTTCGATTATTGTATGGTTAATCTGTATGTCTTCAAAATCATCAATACTAATTTTTACAACATTCTTTGTAGGTGTGTTATATTTTCCTTTTTCTTTTGTAGGGAATCTTTTTTGTTCTAAAAAATCTATATCACATTTTTTATAATTTGTTTTCATCATTACTCCCGTTTTATCTTCAGAATATTTCCAATTCTTAGCTTTAAGCTTGTCATAAAATTTCTCAAATCTAAAATAAGCATAACCATCTTCAATCAACACAGTACCAGATTTGAATGCAGCATCGTTCATAGCTTTAGGTCCATTTATTTTTGCATGAATTACATCATGTAATTTTTCTTTAGGTGAAGTACCTACAGGAGGATTAATTACGGTCTGTGTAGTAAAAAGAGCTTCTAAAACTATTTGATCTTCCTGAGATTTTATTATTGGTGGTGGAAAACCCGCAGCTCTGGCTATTGAGTTTCTACGTTTACGTTGGTCAGTAACATGTTCAATTGATCTACAGTGTACTGTTGCAGTAGATTGACCATCTGGTTTAGTTATATCAAACTCATATTCTGGTTCTGGATCTAAATCTATTTTTCTTAGATTAGATAATACAGGATAGGATCCTTTGGATCCGGCAAGAATACCAAATTTCTTTTTAACACATAAACCTTTTTTACAATGATCATTGAGAGGACTCTGAGTACAAGTATAACCTTTTTCAGATTTAGCCCATGATCTAACTTTAGCGTTTAAAGTGGATACATCCCATGCGTTAGCATGTGTGGGTTCAAAATATTTAACTGGAGCATTCATGACTTTTTGTTGCCAGTTATCTCCGAACTTTAACTTCACAAACACATGATAATTATACATAAATCTATCCTTACCATCGAACCCTGGATTCTTCATTATCTTGCTAAGATGAGCAAGACAAGGAGGACCATCATCAAAATCTGCATCAACACCTTCTAAATCTTTCTGTTCTATACTCTCTGTTATTGTTTTTAAATTTTCTGGTGTAGTAATATTACTATCTACAACGGCTATGAATTGATCAAATGTAAAAGATGTACCATCTATATTTATTGCTACTCTCTCAGATTTTTTAAAATAGGGTAGATTAATAAAATTACCTTTATTTAATTGTCCAGTTTCATTATCTTTTGTTAGTGTTGTTTGTTTAGGGAATATTTCACAATCTGGTTTTAATTTAAATAATGGTAGTAGATTACTTAAAAAGGATCTTATTAACACTGCCGGAACAAACTCCGACATAAATAAATATAAATGAAGTCCACCACTTTTAGATAATATAGGTATCAAAGGTAGATTATAATCTTGGACTATGTCTATAAAAAATTTCTTATCAAAGTTAGTGTAGTTTTTTGGATCTACATCTATTACACCAAACCTTGCTTGTGAATTTTCATTACAAGGTTGAACCCCTATCGATTGAGTTCCTGATAAATGATTTAGATAAACTTGTTCTGTAAGTTCCTCGTCATTCCATCTGTAATCTGGTTTTTGTTTCCCGCTTTCCTGGTCAACTTTTAATGTAGACATATCTGCTACACCATAAGCCCTACTGTACCCTTCAAAATATTTTATATACTTCTCACTCATAATTTTTCTTTCTAAGTGGACCGTTCAGTTTCCCTCCCGGCCCACAATTGTGTACACACACCCCCGAAGGGATTATATAATACTTGAGTCTTCTTTTGGTTTATCTTCACCATGCTTAACCTTTACAGCACCCTTATCGATGTTTGCTGAAAATTCTTTAGCTTGGTTATAATCGCTACCATTAGTGACTGGACCTATTTTACTAACTTCCCAACCGAACCAAGTTCCTTTATCATTAGACATTGGTACAGTTTTTAGTTTGTAAATGTGGCTGTAAGATGACGGAGTATATAAACCGTTTTTACCTTTCAGTTTGATACCACTGATCATTGAGTTCCACTTCCTACTAATTTTTAATTGAGTACGAGTCATAGAAATCAACGCTGTTGATGGAGTATCCCCAGTGATCATTACAAAATGAGACGCAGTTTTTTCAATGTAATTACCGTTAGGTAATCTATCTCTATAACTAGCATCTGGTTTTGTTTGTGACATGATATCAGATGAAGAGTGGTGTACCATTACTGGTGCTCCAGGTCCTTCTCCTCTATCTTTCCACTCAACATACTCGAGTTTATACAAAGCAGGAATAACATCTATTCCTTTTACGCCATCATATAATTCTCCAGTTACTGAATTGAAAATCATTCCAGGTTCTGCTCCTTCTACATACTTACCATCTCTCTTATTTACTTGAGGAGATAATTGTACGAGTACTTTAAGAAAAGGTAATGCTAAGTCTTCTTGACCTATATCACCTAAACCTTTTCCTGCGTCTTCTTCAAACATCACTTGTGCTGGAAGGCCGGCATCTTCTTTTTTTGCTACATTGTTCATGGTTATTTGTTCCTTGTTATTTTTGTTCTGTTGCTTGTGAACATGTTAAATAAATCAGAAGGCATGTCGAGTCCATTTTCGACACGCTCTCTGACTAGTGCTTTAAGTGTCATAGGTTCAACCTTTAGTTTTTGGACTGGTTCATAACCCTGACCTTGCGCAAGGACAGCATATTGCTGTGCCTTGTTATCTTCGGAACGACCAAAAGCAACGGTTATCTCATTCTTGATAAGATCACCTAGTCCGTTCTCACGAAGCCATGTGTAAGCATCTTCCCGCTTGTCAACTGGGATAGACGCTCCATAGACGGGTTTAACTTCAACCGAAGTACCGTCTGATAATTTTAGTGTAGATATATTCATTTCTTGCATCATAGTTGGTATGACCTCTGAAGAAATTAAATCTACTTTTCTTTTTAATTCTTTTAACTCATCTTCTTTTTCTAAAAGTTCTTCCTCCAACTTTTGTAGTTTTACTACCTGCTCTGCTAGGCTGCCTGCTTCATTTACTGAGTCTAGATCTTCTCTTTTATCCTGCTCAAAATTTATATTACTCATCGTTTACTTTTCCTTTCTCGTGTAGGTTAATTGCAATTGAATAATACATTCTATCTTGTTTGTCCCATTTTAATAGATTGTATTTTCCGTTTGTTATTTCAGAAACAATCGAACACGCAACACCAATAATTGCCGGATCACCCGTAAGTAATAAATAATCTTCCGGAGTGTAATTTCTTAAAAGACTTCTCAGTTTAAAAATTAAGGGTCCTGGTGAAAATATTATTTGCGAAAATTCTGGAAGTAAAAATTTAAACTCACCATACTTACTCGCACTCATAATATTAATCTTAGGAGCACCTATTTTTGTACCTGGTAATTCTTGAATTACGTATACTGTTTTTTTGCTTTCTGTCATTGACAATGTATATAGGATGTTCTATATAAGATGTCAACTAGAAAGAAGAATATAATGAAAATAAAAAACTATAAATTTAAAACTAAGCCTTACGAGCATCAAATTAAAGCATTAGAGCTTTCTTGGGAAAAACCTTATTTTGCATATTTTATGGAAATGGGTACTGGTAAATCAAAAGTCCTGATTGATAATATTGCTATGTTATATGATGCAGGAAAAATTAATGGTGTATTAATTGTGGCACCTAAAGGTGTATATAAAAATTGGCATGAAGGAGAAATCCCCACACACTTACCTGATCATATTGAAAAAACTTCTGTGTTGTGGAATCCTTTACCTAATAAAAAACAACAAATAGAATTAGATTCTTTATTTAAAACAGGGGAGGATTTACATATTTTACTTATGAATGTAGAAGCCTTTTCGACTGCAAAAGGTGTAGAGTTTGCAGCTAAATTTTTACGTTGTCATAGAACGATGATGGCTATTGATGAGTCTACAACTATTAAAAATCCAGATGCTAAAAGAACTAAACATATTTGTTCGCTTGCTGAACATGCTGTATATAAAAGAATATTAACTGGATCTCCAGTTACTAAATCACCACTTGATTTATATAAACAATGTGAATTTCTTAAAAAAGAATTATTGGGTCATACTTCTTACTATACTTTTAGAACTAGATACGCTGTTATGAATACAGCTAACTTTGGTGGTAAATCTGTACAAATAGTTACCGGTTATCAACATCTTCCAGAACTATCGGAAAAGTTAAAATTTTTTTCTTACAGAGTTTTAAAAGATGATTGTTTAGATCTACCCCCTAAAACTTTTATTAAACGTTTAGTTACTTTAAGTGCAGAACAGAAAAAACTTTATCTACAAATGAAACAATTAGCTCTTGCACAGATG